GTGGAGAATCCCGCCCGATGAACTCAACCGAATGGGGCAACTATCTGCGGACGCTCCCAGAGTGGAAGAAAACTGCCGAGGCGTCCAACCGTTACCGCACAATGATTGACACAATAGACGAATTGTTTGGAAAGGTGCGTTGATGGCTACTGCCGCCGACTTGAAAAAGAAACTGGAATCCCTTGGCTTGGGGTTTCTTTATAATCTTCTAGAAACCAAATTGTTGCCTGATGCAACTATCGACATCAAGGACACCGACCAAATCGCTGCCGCTATCGAAGCCGACCCAGCCACAAAACAGGCTTACGATAACCGGTTTATTGGAAACCAGTTGCGTGTGACAAATGGTATGGCCCCCTTGAAGCCCTCCGAATATATCCGTGCCGAACAGGAATACATCAGCACCCTCCGGGCGACTGGCCTGCCTCTAGGTTTTTACGACCAGCAGGCAGACCTTGCCAGGTTTATCGGTTCGGACATCTCGGTCAGGGAACTAGAAAACCGCATCGTCGGCGGGTACCGTGCCGCACAACAAGCGGACGCTGCCACCAAACAACAACTTGAACAGTTGTACGGGATTACGGAGGCTGACCTTGCTTCCTATTACCTCGACCCAACCAAAGCAACGGATGTTCTCAACCGTAAAAAGGACGCTACTCTATTCCAGCAGCAGATTGGCGCAGCAGGCATCGCAGGCCAAGCCCGCACCCAAGCGAACATCGCCCTCACCGCTCAGCAGGCAGAAGAACTACAATCCCAGGGCGTCACGGCCGCCGCAGCCCGACAAGGTTTTGGTGCCATCTCACAGCAGCAAGGATTGTTCGAGGCGCAGATGGCAGGCGAAACGGCCGTCAGCCAAGAAGAACAGATCGGTGCAGCACTTGGCACGAACGCCCAAGCAGCGCAACGCATTGCAACCCGCCGCCGCCGCAGGCAAGCAGAGTTCGAAGCCGGAGGCTCATTCGCCGCAGGACAACGTGGCGTTGCGGGTCTCGGCACCGCCAACCAATAGTTGCTGAACCAGACCTTTATGCTATAGTCCCAGTCGAGGCCGAGTGCCAGAACCCACGGGAAGCCCCCGTACCCGTGGAGTACATATCGGGGTGTAACCAACCAACGCAGCCACCCAACTCCTCCGGTCGGGTGTGGGCAGAAACGGAGAGTGCCATATGTCGAACCTCGAAGACGAGTTCTACGACGACGACCAGCAGGAATCCAACCCCGTCAGGGCAAGGATGAAGCAACTGGAAAAGGAAACCCGAGACTTGCGCAAGCAGGTAGCGGAAGCCCAAGCAGCCCAGAAAGAACTGGCTTTCGTGAAGGCAGGCATCGACCTAGCCTCCCCGATGGCAAAGTATTTCGTCAAAGGCTACGACGGCGAACTTTCCCCAGACGCAATCCGACTGGCCGCCGAGGAGGCACAACTGATTACACCCCAGAAACCGGTCGATGACACCGATAAGCAAAAGTGGCAGGAAACAAACAAGATTGCCACCGGTAGCGAAACGGCACCACCGCCCCCTTCTTGGGTGGAACGAATCAGGAACGCCAACAACGAGTCAGAACTCCTAGCGGTTTTCGATGAGGCACGAGCACAAGGAATCGAACTCTAACCTCACAAGGAGAAATCTAAAATGGCTGACTATTACGCAGCAGAAACCGGCACGGCCAACCTTTTGGTTGACCAGACAGCCTTCGAGAAGTTGGCGTACTTCGCCCTTCGCCCCGAAATGTACTACGACCAGTTTGCTGACGTTCAGGCAACGAACGCCACGAACCCCGGCGCAACCGTCAAGTTCACCATCTTCGCTGACCTCGCAGCAGCAACGACCGAACTCGGTGAAGCCGAGGATGTGACCCCCGTCGCCATGAGCGACAGCCAGGTCACGGTCACCCTCAAGGAATACGGCAATGCGACCGTCACGACCGCCAAGTTGCGGGCATCTTCGTTCCTCCCGGTTGACCCGGTTGCGGCGAACGCTGTCGGCTACAACGCCGGTCTGTCGATTGACTCGATCTGCCGTGACGTTCTTCAGGCTGGCGACAACGTGCTGTACGCAACGGGCGGCGCAACCGACCCGTCGAGCCGCACCACGATCAACAGCGATGACGTTTTGCACATCAACGATGTCCGTAAGGCCGTCGCACAGTTGCGCAAGGCAAACGTCCCAACCATCAACGGTTCGTACATCGGCTTCATCCACCCCGACGTTTCGTTCGACTTCCGTTCGAACGTGGACGCTGGCGGCTGGCGTGACTCGTACAAGTACGTCGGTGGCGAGGGCCTCTACAACGGCGAAATCGGCATGATCGACATGGTGCGCTTCATCGAATCGCCCCGTGCACCGCTGTTCGAGAACGCCTCGAACAACAGCGGTTCGTCGGGAACCATCGATGTCTACGGCACCCTCATCATGGGTCGTCAGGCTCTCGCCAAGGGCGTGTCCCTCGGCGGCGAGTACGGCGCACAGCCGACCATCGTGTACGGCACCGTCACCGACCTCCTCAAGCGTTTCCGTCCGGTTGGCTGGAAGCACTTCGTCGGCTACGGCGTGTTCCGTCAGGAAGCGCTCCGCCGCATCGAGTCGGCTTCGAGCATCGGCACCAACGCCTAACTCCTCCGACAAGGAAGCACTAAACCCACCTAACTGCTTCGACGGTTAGGCCCCACCCCTCTCCGATTTGCGTCGGAGGGGGGTGTGTGCTTTACTGGCATTGCTGGCGTGGGAGAGAAAACCCGAGGCCACAACTGGTAGCAAAGACCCGTCATCGATTTGGTGGCGGGTTCTTGCTATTCTTGGGCAATGGCTACTTTCCGTCCGCCCACCGACCCGTTCGTTTTGTTCGACGACGGCAGCGGCGAAGGCATCTTTTCTTACCTGTCCGGCTGGCCGAGAGGCCGCAACGTATTCAAACTAACCAACGGACAATTCATCGAAACCGACCCGGCAGATGCCAACGACATCGCTAAGATTTACCACGGCGGCCACATCCATCCTCTCACCGCCGAGGAAGAAGCGGACCTGCGAGCAGCAGGATATGGGGATTACATTGAAGCATAGGGAAGTCCACCCGACAGACGTTGACGGGTGTTTCGGTTGCAAGATTCTGGGTGTCCGCATGGGGGCTAACACGACCACCACCCGTGGCGCTGAGGTTGGGGAAACCAATGCTCGTGAACGTCGCTGGCAACAAGACATGCCTGCCTACAAGCGTCTGCGTCAACAGGGGTTGCAGCCAAGACAAATAGACGGATGTTCTATTTTGGAGAAACATGCTACCGAGAAGTGGCAAATCGAAGGACTCAAGTCAGCCCCAGCAGAATGAACTACCAATCTTGGACTGGGGTGAAAGACCCCAAATTCGGCTACGGGTCGATGCTCGACGGCTTCCTGTCAGCGGCACCGAAAACGATTACGTTCGATGACCATGCTTCGGTGAATGTCTATATGCAGTTGCCGAACACGATACGAGGCTGGCACAAAGGCCAGCATCGGGTCTTGTTTACGATGTGGGAAACCGACACGGTGCCGAACTTCATGCACCCCTGGTTCAACCAGTTCGACCAGATTCTCGTGCCCTGCGAACACAATGTAGAACTATTTTCTAAATACCACCCGGATGTCACCTGCGTACCACTCGGGGTCGATTTGTCGTTTTGGCGTGTGAACCCCGAACCACCGAAACGCTCAGCGTTCAGGTTCCACGCAGGGGGCTCTCTGTGGCTCCGTAAGGGCCTAGATTTGGTTGTGCGGGCCTTCACCGAACTGAACCTGCCAGACGCAGAACTGCACATCAAAGCGGCCCCACACGCCTTCGACACCGAAGAAGTGAAACACCCCCGCATCATCATGCACCGCAACTGGATGAGCAAAGAAGAACAACGAGACTGGTACGACCAGGCCGACTGTTTCGTAGCGGCAGCCAGAGGCGAAGGATTCGGCCTTATGCCCCTACAAGCAATCGCTATGGGCATCCCCACCATCGTGTCCGAAACAACAGGCCAGCGGGAATTCATGCACCTCGCCAACTGGACCGTCCCCTGCGGCAAATCCAAATCACAAACTGTCGGCCAATGGGACGAACCTAATCTGCAACAGTTGAAAATGGCGATGCAAGACGCATACGACCTGCGGCTCCCACGGAAACGCCCAGCCGGAACAAACAAATTCTCGTGGGCGGAAGCAGCCAAAAAACTCGTAGCAGCCGTCCCACCCGGCAAACTGCTCGACAACCCAAAGTGGGAAACCCCCACAGCCGCCGTCAAAGTCCGGGCGAAACGCACAGTCAAAGCCAACATCGGCAATGACACATACATCATGTCTGCTGGGGATGTCGCCTCTATCCCTCCGGGCGCATATGAGGTATTATCTGATTCTGGTGCCGTCGAAATGGAGCCGTCGTGAAAAAGCAGTTCTGGGATAAAAAGAACCCGAACAAGAAATCAACCAAGTTGACCGACAGCCAGAAGAAGGCTGCGAAAGCCCGTGCAGCGAAAGCCGGTCGCAAGTACCCGAACCTGGTCGATAACGCTTGGGCGGCAAACCAATGAGCATCGAATATCGTGGCGAACGGTTCTCCGGCTACAACAAGCCGAAGCGCACCCCCAACGCAAAGAAGTCCCATGCCGTCCTCGCCAAGGAAGGCTCCAAGATCAAACTGATTCGGTTCGGTCAGCAGGGTGTCCAGGGTTCGCCTGACGGCACCGCCCGCAACCGGGCGTTCAAGGCCCGCCACGCCAAGAACATCGCCAAAGGCAAAATGTCTGCCGCATATTGGGCTGACAAGGTGAAGTGGTAATGGCCCCCCGCAAGGCGGCCAACCCGAAAAAGTCCGCCAAATACTACCGGGACAACCCTGAGGCGAAACAGAAAAAGAAGGCTTACGACACAGCCTTCAACAAATCCCCCGGCCAGATGGCTAAGCGCAGGGAGTTGGCTAAGGTCCGCCGTGAACGAGGTGTCATGGGCAAAGGCGGCGATGACATGTCGCACACCAAAGACGGTCGTATCGTCGCAGAATCCCCGTCACGGAACCGGGCACGGAACCGTGGAAAGAAGTAGTGTAGACTAGCGCCGATGGCTGCACCTGGAGTTCAGAACCTAACTTTTGTGCGTGGTGACACCGAAACGGTACAGGTCACCATGACCTCTGACGGCACCACCCCAATCAACATTACGGGCCGCACCTACGCCGCCCAGGTGCGATCAACCCCAGACATCTCGGCTATCGCCGCTACCGCCACCTGCACGATCACGGACGGCTCGAACGGTGTCATGGCAGCCACGTTCGCTGCAACCGACACAGCCGATTTGGACCCCGGCAACTACTACTGGGACCTGCAAGAAACGAACGGTTCTGTCATCACTACTGTCCTCGCTGGCACGGTCACGGTTCTTGCTGATGTAACGAGGCTGTAATGGCCACGTTGTCCGTTACCGTTGACAGGTCAACCGAAACAATTGGTGTTTCTTCTTCTAACGCTGTCTATGTGACGGTTACCCGCACGGTTGATGCGGTTGATGTTTTTTCTACGACTGCTATCACGGTTGTCGGTTCGGACAATCTTGGCCCTCAGGGGTTCCAGGGGGCGCAGGGCGCTACTGGCGCTCAGGGTGCTACAGGCTCTCAGGGTGCACAGGGACCGCAGGGTGTGCA